TTGGACGGCGAATCGCCGGAGATGGCCGACGACGAGGACGAGGACGAAGAGGACGAGTGAAAACCCCAGCATGGCAGCGGAAGGAGGGGCAGGACAAAGATGGCGGACTCAACGCCAAAGGCCGCGCCTCGCTCCGTGCTGAAGGCAAAGACATCAAGCCGCCCGTGAAGCGGGATGCGGCAGCAAAAAGCCCAGCCAAGGCCAAGCGCCGTATTGCTTTTTGCGCTCGTATGACTGGGATGCGTAAGAAACTGACCAGCGCCAAGACGGCGAACGACCCCAACAGTCGAATCAACAAAAGCCTTCGGGCATGGGAGTGCTAGGCGATGCCGAACATTAAGCCGGGAACGTGGAACCAAGTCAACGCTCGCCCGCTCACGCAGGGCTTGTTCCGTACCACGTTTGCCCGAACCTTTGCGGCAAACGGCGTTGACCCTGCCCTGTTCACGCAGGTTGGCCCTCTTGGTGCTGGGACTGGATATAGCCAGACTGGCGGCAATTTGGTGATGACGAGCGGAACGACCGCGAACAGCGAGTTGATCCTCCGCTCAACCGCAAGCTTTGCCAGCGATATCGAACTGCGGTGGCAGGCGATCCTGTCCCAGCGCATTATCAACCAGAGTTTTGTGGTCGAACTGGTTGACGTGATTGGCGACAACCTGCAACTGACCGCCAACTCCGCGACATCGGCCACGGTCACCTTCCGCCCCGGCGAAAACCCGTTTACGGCGGCCAATGTTGGACAGTCCCTCTCTATTGGCGCAATTTCAGGGCTGGCAGGGATCCCGGCGCGGTATGCGATTGCGTCGGTGAGTGGTGACACGGTGACGTTTACCGTTGCGGGCTGGCCGACCAGTGGCAGCGGGTCATGCTCGCTCTTCGGCTGGAACTTTGTCCGCTGTGTCTACTCTGGCGCGACCGCGACCACCATGAACTTTGATACCCAGCGCAATGGGTACAATTCTGGTGATACCGCAGCGACGATCAACACGTCGGCCTCGCCCGGACACATGGGCATTGTGCAGGTGTCGAGCGGGTTTGCTACCCTCCTCGACCAGTTGACCGCCAGTACGACGGTGTTGCCCACGGCTGTCCGTGCGTCCCGTGTGGTCAACATCCCGACTGAGGACGTGAACCTCGTCCTCCAGCTTCGCATCGTCAACGGCAGCACGGCACCAACCTCCACGACGACGTGGACGCTTGGCATGACGGCGGTGTACGATTTCCGGACCGCCAACGTCACGATTAACGATATCCGTCCGCAGGGGGCAAATTCCGCACTGCCAGTGACCCTGAACGCGGCGTTGCCAGCCGGAACATCACTGATCGGCAACGTCGGTGGTCAGGCCGCGCATGACGCGGTGGTTGCAGGTAACCCTGTCCGTATTGGTGGTCGCGCTCTTAACGCAGCGTATACCACGGTAGCGACTGGCGACCAAGCCGATCTGGTCACTACGCTGCAAGGCGTGCTGGTGACCCGCCCGTGGCAGATTCCTGAACTGGAGTGGAGTTATGCCCCTCCGGTAGGCGGCATCCTGAACACGACCACAGCGGTGCAAATCCGTGCGGCACAGGCTGCTGGCCTCCGCACCTACGTCACCAGCATCCAGATCATGTCGGAGGCGCTGACGAATGCGACCGATTTGGCGATCCGTGACGGTGCTGGCGGCACGGTGCTGTGGCGCACCCGTATCCCCACCACGGGGTTGCCGACCATGAACATCGTGTTTAACAGCCCGATCAAGGGCACAGCGGCTACGTTGCTGGAAGTCGTCACCCTGACCGCCTCCGGTGCTGGCGCGGTGTATGTCAATATGCAAGGGTTTACCGCCGCATAATGCCATACTCCGTGCATCTGCTGTGGGCCGCTGTCGCTATGTATACGGTCTGGCGGTTCTCAGCCGTGGCAGAACAGGCCATTGCACGACAGAATCCTTCGCTTCCGGTGCCGACCCCACTGGAAGCGGTGGTGGTGCCAGAAGACTTGGTGGCGATTGCCATGATCCATTCTGAGGTGTGGGCGCAAGAGGATACGCTCAAGGCGATCCGTGAGCGGTATGAGCAGTTGCAGGACTGGAATCGGGTACGCAGCGCCTTTGGGATCGGGAGCATGGCATGACAGGACCGATGATGATGGACGACGATCCGGCCTTTATCGGCGCGACCTTGGACGACGAGATGGCCCGTATCATGGAGGGGCTGTCCAACAACCCGATGTCCCCGAACGAGCAGATGGCTCCCAATCTGCCGAACGATATGGACATCCCCCGCACCGAGTTGGAACAGGCGCTTATCCGCGCACTGTACGGGTACGATTGCCCACTTGCCAATGAAGCAGCGGTCGAGGACCGTGCCGCATGGGCGTCATGGGTTCGCGGTCTATGGGATTCTCGACGGGAAGCGGTCCAGACGCATCTGCACTTGGTCGAGCGGAACCGCCTCTTTCGGGCAGGGCAGCAGTGGATTTCCTCGCAGGGGCTAGGCCCGTGGCGTGAGCCGTCCCGCCCCCGTGACGCGGCCCGTGTCGTGTACAACATGATGGACAAGGCGCTGGATCAGCGGTTGCAGATCATCATGGATCAGCGGCCAGGCTTCTCCGTCACGCCTGCCACCAACGATCCTGACGACAAGCGGAAAGCCCAAGCGCAGCAGATGGCGCTGGAGTATTTGTACGAGCAGTTGCAGATGGACCGCTTCTCCCGCGAGGCCGCGTTCTGGGCGCAGACGGATGGCGTGTCGTTCTGGCATCTGTACTGGGACTCAGACCGTGGCCCGTTGGACGAACGGCTGGGTACCAAGCCCGGTGAGAAGAAACCGTTAGGGGATATCGGCTGTCAAACGCTGCGGGTGGAGCAGGTCCGTGTGTCGTCGAACGCGACCGCGACCCAGCCCCCGCACTGGGTCATTGTCCGGGAGGTGATCTCACGGCAGGAAGCGGCGTACCGCTATGGCGTAGCAGGGCTAGACGCAGCCAACACGATGATCGCGAACGGCAACGCCGCCGCGTACTCTGGGTCTGAAGGGCTGGGCGCGTGGGTGTTGTCACAGACCACCGTAGGCGAAGGCCAGCGCCTCCGCGACGAGGATGTGACCGAACGCTTCACGCTGTACATGGCCCCGCACCCCGATGTCCTCCCTGAAGGGATGCAGTTAGTGCTGGTTGGCGACGAGGTGGTGTTTGGCCCGAAGCCGCTGATGTGGAACATTATCCCTATCGTGCCGGTGCGGGACGGGTCGAGCGATCCGTCGTACTACCCCCGCCCTGTCATGGAGCAGTGGATCGACCACCAGATGCGGGTCAATGCGCTGTTGTCCAAGTGGATCGAAAACATCCGTGTCAACGCGGGTGGACGGTTCCTGACCCGCCCCAACGCGATTGCCACTGAGACGTTCATGGGTGGCGTCACGTCGATGATCGAAGTCCGTGGCGCTGGCAGCATGAGCGACAGCATCCAGCCCGTGAACGGGTTCAGCGTTGGCGCAGACGTGAAGGAAGCGTTGGCGCTGGAGCAACGAGCGTTTGAGAACGCGAGTGGCTGGAACCAAGTCAGCCGTGGGCAGGCCACTGGCGAATCGGGCCGTGCGATTATCGCCACCCGTGAGCAGTTGGAGCGGGTGTTCTCGCCCGTCGTATCCGCGATTGCCCAAGCGTTTACCGACTTTGCCCGTGCCGCGATTGCTGGTATGGCATGGGGTTATGACGTACCGCGAGCGTTGGGGACCGTCGGCAAAGGCCGTCCCGATCTCGCCCGTGCCATCTCGTCCAGCGATTTTGACGGGCAGGCCGATGTCAAAGTGGAGAAGGCCAGCATGATGCCGATGCCGCTGGCGTTCCGGATGTATATGCTCGACAACTGGTTGCAGACGGGCGTGATCGACCTCAAGGAGTACCGCCGTCGCCAGATGTTTGCCCTAGCGTCCAACATTTCCTCGCCTGACGACGATCAAGAGGCGCGAGGGAAGCGGGTCTCTGACGCGATCCGTCAGCAGATCGACGTGCCAGAGATGCGGTGGCAGGATAACGAAGCCATCCATCAGGACGTGTTGGAACGCGAGATTTTGTTGCAGGACGACTTGGACCCGCAGATTATCGCCGCCGCACAGGAGCGGTGGACGATGCTGGCAAACCAAGCCGCGCAGAAGCAGGGTGGCGCTTCCGGCGCTGCCCCTCCTGCCCCACCGATGCCCGGAGCTGGACCGGAAGGCGGACCTCCCGCCGCCAGCGTACCCAATATGCCACCGAGCCAGTTGCCGCTCGCCGCCGGAAACCCTCCTATCGGGGTCGCGCCATTGATGCAGCAAGCCTTGGCGGGCATCCCTGAAGAAGAGTCTGCCGCACGGCAAGCCGACATCTTATCTCGCCAGCAATAGGATCAGATGACCGCACCAGTTCTTGATATCAACGATGTAATCGCAGAAGCCGCTGCCGCTTCCCTCCCCGACACGGTGGACGAAACGGCGGTTGCCACCGACCTTGAGGAAATCCCACAAGACGATGCTGCGTCAGACGAAGATGTTAGCGTCAGCCCTGCGGAAAACACGGAAGAAAGCGCCTCGTCAGATGACGCGGTATTACCAGAAGGGTATGTGGCTGTCCCGACCTTATCGGAAGGGTTGGCAACCGAATTTGCGCTGTACGACGAGGACGGGGAGGTCGAAGTCCCCTCGCTGATGGTGGAGTACAAAGCCAACGGCAAGGTGCGGAAGGACCGCCTCGACCAAGTGGTAAAGCTGGCGCAGTGGGGTGTGTACAACGAGGAGCGGGACCGAAAGGCCCAGGTGGTCGAGCAGGAGTATCAGCAATCCCTCTCCGCGCTTCAGCAGATGGAAGCGGCGATTGTGGAGCGGGAAGCGCAGATGGAACGGCTGTTGCACGATGACGAGTTCTTGGAGGCCGTCCGCGAGGCGTACCTCAACGAGAACTCGCCAGAAAAGCGGGTGCAGCGGGCGGAACAGGAGACGCAGAACTTGCGTGTCCAGCATCAAATGCAGGATATTACACGGAACGGTGAACAGTTCTACGAGCAGGAAATTATGCCAGCCGTCCAGATGATTACGGACGCACTGCCAAACATTTCTGTCGAGGACATTGAGAGCCGTTTGACGATGGTGATGCAAGCGCACGCGGAGATTGGCCCGAACGGCCAGCCGTATGTTCCGCCGTCACGCTATGATGCCATCCGGCAGTACATCGTCGAGGACTTGGCGGTGTGGGCGCAAATGGTCAACGTGAAACGGTCTAAACCCGACCCGTCTGCCACTCAACGGGCAGCGTTACAGTCGGAACTGGACAAGGCACGGATCGAAGCGCAGAAAGCCAAGAACTTGCTGGGGAAGGCCACGAAGCCGACCGGCACGGTGGGCAAGATGAATGCCCCCAAGAGTGCGCCAATCTCGACCGTAGACGATGCGGTGGATAGTGCGTTGCGATCAGCGTTAGCATCATTTTCTTCATAAGACACTCAGAGGCGTATCATGCCCAATCCGACAGTTATTACCGATGCAGAGCTAACTGGCCTGCTCAAGAACGTGTACTCGCAGTTCCGTGAGAAGGTGCAGAACCTTGTCACCCCGTTCCTCGCCCAGCTCCAGAAGGGCAAAGCTGGTGGCCCCCGCAATATGCGGTGGGGCGGCAACAACGTGTTCTTCGATGTGGTCACGGGCCGTCCGTCCGGTGCCACCTTCTCGCAGGGTGGGTACTTCCCGCCTGACACGACCGCGACCGAAGTGCAGGGCAATGTTGGCGTAGTCCGCGCTTACACCACCCGTCAGATCGACGGTCTGGCGTTCGTGGGCACGCAGAGCAAGGATGCGGCCTTTACGACCATCGCCACCAAGACGATGGAAGAAATCAAGGACGCCTCCAAGCTCCTCATGCAGCAGGCGCTGCACAACAAGCCCGACGGTATCGTGGCGCTGATCGGCACGGCTTCGACCACCACGTCGATCATCGTGTCCTCGCCCTACGGCTTGGCTGGCGCTGGACAGGGTGCCCTCCTCCTCTCGGTGGGCGACTTCATTGCCGTGCTGGACACGTCCTCGTCTGACGCCGTGCTTGGCCGTTCGGCAATCACCGCGATCTCCAACAGCGGCGACAATGCCACCCTGACGCTCGGAACGGCGATCTCGGGTATGGCGGCGACGGACAAGATCGTGAAGGCGACTACGACCGATACCTCGTTCAACGTGGCGATGAACGGTCTGGTCAACATCACGAACCGTGGCGGCAGCTACGCCACCCTGCACAACATCTCGGCCTCGACCTACAACATCTGGGACGCGACGCGG